GACGGCAGTCGCCTTCTCGCGCTCGATCGCGGTCACAAACGGCGTATCGGTCGGATCGATGCGATAGATCATATCCGACAGGTCTTCGCGATTGCCAACCGCGCTGGAAGTGGTGAAGGTATTGGTAGGAGCGGACATTGCCTGAAGTCCTTGAGTTCGGCCTTACCGGCGGCCAGAGCGACGGGCGATCAGAAGCGCCGCGGCGTCCTTGAGCGAGCCGGAATTGTTGAGTTTCGTGGTGAGGGCTTGAACGCGCTCGGAGTTGCTATTGCCGGCAGGCTGTCGCGCTCCGGGGCGCTGTACGTGAGGAACAGGCTTTGCCATCTGCTTTTTGGCAGCGGCTTGCATATCCTGGAGCTTGAGCGAATCCGCGATCAGTTTCTGAAAGCCCGCGCTGAGCAGGATTTCATAGCCGGTTTCGGTGCTCGCCAATTGCGCCAGCCTCTCTTTCGAGAAGCCGAGCTTGTCCAGTTCGGGCATTGCGCGTTCCCAAGTCGCGTTGAACGCTTTGTCGTCCGCGAGTTCGGGTACCAATTCGCTCAGCTTGGCGCGCTGCTCGGTGTTGTAAGCCGCGCGTTTGGTCTGGAGTTCGTTGGCCTTGCGCTCGTCCGCTTCCCTGACTGCGTGCGCCATGGCAGCAAACTTTTGCTGATGAACGTCAAACGCCTTCAGGTAGGCCAATAGCTGCTGAGAACGCAGAGGGTCCGTACCCGACAGCCGATGAGCCTCATTGGCGATCGCCTCAAGGTCATCCATACTCTTGATGTCGGGAAAGAACTGCCGCTGCTGATCCTCAAGGATCTTCAGCGCGTCTCTCGCCTTGGCCTCATACTGCTGCCTTGCCTGTTCGACCGCCTGCTCTTTGGCCGTGAGACCTTTGAGCTTTTCGGCGGTTTCGTTCTGGCCGTTTCGGATAGCCTTTTCGCGGGTCGATTCGCGGGCTGCAAGTTTCTCTTGCAGTGAGCGCGGGAGTTCGTCCCATTCGGCCTGATCCTCTTTGGCCCAAGATTTCGGGCGCTCGATGGGCGGAAGCTCTTCAGCCTCCGGGTCGGCTCCCTCATCCTCGCCGTGAGCCTGATCTTCATCAGGGGCGGCGTTGTCATCACCGGACAATTCCTGTGCCGCGGTCGCCTCGTCGGCGCCATCTGCGGTCAAATCATCATCGCCGTCATCGGTCGGCTGCTCATCGCGCTGATTGCGCGCGGAAATCCAATAGCGCGCCGCCTCGTCCGGAGAAGAGAAGCTTTCCGGGATGGCTGACGCGGCCGAATTATCGGCTGAAGGTGCTGCGGTTTCCATGGTTTACAGTTTCCGTGGTTCCTGTTGTGAAAATGTTGTGGCCTATTTCATGCCGAGCATGTTCTTGATCAGAAGGCGGTTCGGGTCTTGGCCGATGTATTCGGGCTGATCGTCGATCCAAACGTGGATATCAACGCGAAGCTCATGCATGACCTCGCGCTTTGGCCGTCCAGAGCAGTAGAAAACCTCTCCGGGGAAGTCCTTGACCTGCATTTCAGGCGATCTTGATGTGACGCACACGACGCGCGCGCCAGCATCCCGAAGGATGTTTATTACCTTTGTCCATGTCTCGGGGCAGCTCGTGAACGTGTCGTCATAATCGACCGACACACCAAAAGGCCGAAGCGCTCCAATGATCTGGCTCATTTGATCTCAGGCCATGTTCTCTTGCGTTCAGCCGTTTGCGCGATCTGGCGCAGCTCGGCATCAGCCAATTTGCCGTCGGAAACGACCTTGCTGAGATGGTCCTTGACCTTCCCGACGATGTTGATCGCGAGGAACAGCTTTTCCCGGCCGGTCACGTCATCAATCGTGGTGCGGCGCCATGCGGCGATGTAGGCGTCCTCAAGCGATTGAAATGCTTCTGTGAGCAGTTCATCCCGCTGGAGAGTTTCGGCCCTGGCGGCGCGTCCTACCGCGATGTGAAGCTGATCCTCGTTGGTCATGGCGCGCCGGGTTGTTCGGCCATTTGCTGCTGCCGCATTTCGTGGTCAGCCTGCTTGTGCGCCATTGCGGTGTCATGCGCGTGCGCCTGAGCCACAACGCCCAACACGTCGCCGGCAAGCTGCGTGGTATGGCGCTGGTGGTCATGACTGGCTTGCCGCACCTCGCTGATTGCCTTGATGTGCGCGTCCAGAATCGCCAGTTTCGCATCTAGATCGGCCTTGAGCTGTGCAATCTGTGTTTCGGCCGCCGTCTTGACCTGCTGATGCTGAATATCCGCCTGCGCCTTGGCCTGAACGGCCTGAACCTTCGGGTCTGGGGGCGTTTGTGGCGGTGGGTTGACGAGTTGCCCGGTCTGCGGGTCAACCTCGCTCGGATCTTTGAAGAACCGATTGGCGTTCTTGTGGCCCATGATCTTGGTGAGTTCACAGGCAGTGTTGTACAGCTCCTTGTCGCCGACCAGATTGGTTTTGCCGGCAGCGACAAGTTCCTTCTGCACGTTCGCAATCGCCATTTGCTGAGCGAATTGCTGCGCTTTGCCGCCGGTCCCGAGCCCAACGTTGATCGTCATGTCGTCGCGGGTCTTCCAACCCCGAGGATCAACGTTCACCCAATTGTTGCGGATGCGGACGGTCTGCGCCTGCTGGCCGTGCTTGCGGATCGTGGCGTGGAGCAGCGACATGATGTCCCGCACGCCTTCGGCCATGATGCGAGCAACGAGCTTGAGCCGCATTTGGGAGGCTGAGAACACCTGCGCAACCGCAGTTGCGGACTGGTTTTGCAGCGCGTTGGCGTCGATACCTTGCGCCTGCTTGTTCATGCCGGTGCGGCTTTGCAGCTCGGCGTCCAGGTATTGGAAGAATGGGTAGATTGAGGCTGTAACGTCTGGCACGGTTTGCCAATTCACGCCGCCGGGTGTTTTGGTACGGATCACGCCACCAGGACGTGAGACGAGCAAATCGTCCAGCGTGTTCGGCCCCGCGTTCTGTTCGGCCACTTCCACGCGCGGGTTGTTGTGCAGGTAGAGATTGTCCAGTGCACCGCGCTTCAAGGCTGTCTTTTCCCGCTGCGTCGGAATCACAAGATCAGCCATCGACCGGCCAAAGAACCGATGCGTAATCGGAACAGGCGTTGCCGCAGCAAATGGAACTTGATCAAACGGCGTAATCGCGTCCTTGCCGTCGCGTCGCAAGATTTCGCCGCGGTCGCCGCCGGTCACAACCTGGTAAAGGCATGGCCGGCCGTTGCCCTCGTAGTCCAGCCTGGCATAATGCTCGGTGATCTTCACCAGACGCGCGCCGGGATTGAGCTCGGCTTGCGAGAACATGTGTTCCTGCACCGTATCGCGCTCGATAGTCTCAATATCTGTCTGTCCGGTGTAGGTGGTCAGGCTCTTGATCTGCTCCTCATCGTAGCCCTCACCGATCAGTTCGGCCTCGGTCTTGGTTACGATGTCATGGAAGCAGTAATTGCAGTCCTTGATGTTCCGTGCGCCGCGCTCAATGCCAAATTCCTCGGGCGGCACTCCCATCACGCGGGCTTGGGCGAGTTTCTTGGTGGAAACGAGGGTTACGTCATGGAAGCGCGGGGCGGCGTCGACCAAACCGCCATTTTGAGCCGCATTTTGCGGTGAACCCATTGGCACGACGGCATTATTTGGGGTCGACGTGTATTGCGCGACCATCAGCTCGTCGCCTCCGTCTTGACCGGCTTGCCGTCGCCCATGTGAACGGTATGCTCAACGATCTCAAAGGCGCCGTCCGACTGCTCCACGGCCTGCGCAATCATCGCAAATTGATCCTCAGTCAGGTCATAGTAGGTCTCGCGCTGCTCTTCTTCGCGCTCTTCCCACCAGACTTTCACCAAGCCAACCTTGGACAGCAGCGCATCCTTGATGAACGAATACAGCACCATGAAGCCGGGGTTTTTCTGCATGAACACGTGGTTCACGTAGTCGGATTCCTGCTGGGCTGCATCTTCATCGTTCGGGCCGACAGGCTCGAAGCGGACCACCTCGTCAGATCCCGCGAAGATGTCCATCAGGTCGGGCATCATGCCCTCAATCACGTCGGCAACGTCGGTGGAGACCGCTTCCGATCTCCCCGGTTCTGCCGGCATGTCCTGACGCATCTCGCCAAGGTAATAATCCATGGCGCGGGCGCGTTCTTCGGACAGGTTGATCGCAGACATGGCCGCGAGCGAGTCCGTTCTTGCCGAATTGACAAGC